AGAAGCACGAGTATCTTTGCCAAAGCCGAGGGTGGTGTATGCGTATCCTTATGAGGATATGGGTGTGGGGGATAGTTTTGTAGTGCCCGTGGAGGCGAGACAGAAGGTGTTGAATGCCAACTACAGGGCTACTAAGAGATTAGGGCTGAGGTTCACGAGTAGGACCGAGGGTGATGTTGTAAGAGTTTGGAGGGTGTCATGATGTTTGAGTTAGAAGGTACGCACAAGACTTTAGCGGTGGATTTGTTTGACAAATACATGAGTTGGAGGTTGAGGGATATGTTGGAAGATGTTGGGAGTGTTCCTGAATTACAGGATGTAGCCAATTCTTGTAGGGTGTTATTGGGGTTTATGGGGGAAGGTATTGAGTAATTTGTTGTGGGAAGACGAGGAGGAATTAAGAGAGCTGTGTAGGGCACTCTGGGTAAAGCTTTGTGTGACGCAAGCACAGACGGATGTATTGGTAGCGGAGGCTTGGGATTATGGATACAGACAAGGGTACGCAAGAGCAGTTATACAACTCTCGTATGAAACTAAAGAAGGAGATGCAACGTGCTATCTCTTGCATTAGACCAGCAGCCAAGCGGAAGTTAGTTGCTGAGTGGAAAGAGGTCTACTCTGAGTTGTTTTACAAAGAGTTATTGGCGTGTGCTAAAAACAAGCCTGTGAAGTTTGACATAGCCAACTGGACAGATGAAAGAATGGGTAAACCCTGATGAACTTTAATTTAAATAACTTCTACAAGTTCTGTGCTGAACTCAAGATTGAAACCAAGGAGGAGGGCTTAAAGAAGATGGGTACGCTTCTGGGAAGTCAGACGTATGTTATGGAAGAGATGAAGAAAGGCTTAGAAGAAGATGTCCATTTCTTTGTTATTCTCAAAGGTCGTCAGTTGGGTATTACTACTGTTAGCCTTGCCCTTGATTTGTACTGGCAATTTACTCACCCAGGGTGGCAAGGCACTCTTGTTGCCGATACTGAAGAAAACCGAGATATGTTCAGGTCAACACTGGCAATGTATATTGAAGGTTTACCCAAGGAGTACAAAGTTCCTGTCATTGCTCACAACCGCAATCAAATGGTCCTCAAGAACAGGTCACGTATCTTCTATCAGATTGCTGGTAACAAATCCCGTCTGGGACAGGGTAAAGCCATTACTTACCTACACGGTACTGAGACGGCTTCTTGGGGGAATGAAGAAGGACTAGCGTCTTTGATAGCTTCTCTAGCTGAGAAGAACCCTGAGAGACTCTACATGTTTGAGAGCACAGCTCAGGGGTTCAACATGTTCCACGACATGTACAAGACCGCTAAGAGAGCCAAGACTCAGAGAGCAATCTTTTGTGGGTGGTGGAGGAATGAGTTCTATTCCGTCTCTGCCGACTCCAACATCTACAAGGTGTACTGGGACGGGAAGTTAACGGGTGAGGAGAAGGAGTGGGTCAGGGACATCAAGAAGATGTATGGGGTAGAGATTAACTCTAGACAGATGGCGTGGTGGAGATGGAAGAATGCCGAGGGCATCAAGGACGAGAGCTTGATGTATCAGGAGTTTCCCCCTACTGAGGACTATGCTTTTGTGATGACGGGGACAAGTTTCTTTTCTAACTCTAGATGTACAGAGGCTGCCAAACTAAGTAAGAAGATTATCTATGATGGTTACCGTTACGTGTTCGGTCAGTTGTTCCAAGACACCGAAGTGCTCAAATCCACAGAACGACTGTCCACTCTTAAAGTGTGGGAAGAGCCAGTCGATACTGCCTACTATGTCATTGGAGCTGACCCTGCTTACGGAAGCTCAGACTGGGCAGACAGATTTTGTATTCAAGTGTTCAGATGCTATGCTGATGGTCTCGACCAAGTAGCAGAGTTTGCCACTAGCGAGATGAACACCTACCAGTTTGCTTGGGTCATTGCCCACCTAGGCGGTGCTTACAAGAACTCGACTCTGAACCTTGAGATTAACGGTCCAGGTCAGGCTGTCATCAATGAACTAAAGAACCTTAAACGCATGGCTGCCAACACAGGCGGTGAACTAGGGCGTGGGCTAGAGGATGTTTTAGGTAGCATGACCAGTTACATCTGGAGAAGAAACGACTCGATGAGTGGTCCAGGTAACTCCATGTACTGGTTGACAACCGCTAGTTCTAAAGAACGGATGCTCAATTACATGAAAGATTACTTTGAGCGTGGCATGATGAACATTGTTTCTATGGACACCTTGGATGAAATGAAGTGCATTGTCCGTGAGCAAGGGTTTATTGGAGCACCTGGTCGCAGTAAGGATGACCGTGTGATAGCTACTGCTCTGGCGGTGGCAGCGTATGCGGAACAACTCCAACCCAGACTCCTACAAATGAAGATTACCCGTGCTGTCTCTAAGTCACAAGAGACGATGACACCAGAAGAGATAACGGTAGGTAAGAATGTTTCTAATTACCTTAAATACATTGGCATCTATGGTGCTGAGAGAAAAGCAACTCTGGAATAAACATGCAGTTTAATAAGTTTGAAGAATACAGTCGCAAAGCCTTGTCTACGGTCTATAGTGAGCCTGAGACGCAGTTTCACAACACGTTGATACCCAAGGTGGTCGAAGAGTTCTTCGTGCCTTTAAACCTTGATAAACAATCTACCATATTGGACATTGGTTGTGGTCAGGGTAAGTTCATGGACATCATTAAGGAACTTGGCTACACCAACGTCACGGGTGTTACTTTAAGTGTGGAGGACTTGGTTGCCTGTGGTGAAAAGAAACACACCACAATTAAGTGTGAAATGTCAGACATCTGGATAACAGACAACACTGTAGACTTTATCTGGTGCAGACATTGCATAGAGCATTCAATCTATCCGCTCTTTACCCTTTATGAGTTTTATCGTTTGCTTAAAAATGGTGGTCAAGTGTATGTAGAAGTACCAGCTCCCGATTGCGATAGAAAGCATGAGTTCAATCCCAATCATTACAGCATCATGGGTTCGGTCATGTGGTGTGCTCTATTTCAAAAAGCAGGGTTTACCATTATGCAAGCCCATGAACAGAACTTAGAATTGTTTGACAACGGAAACAAGGCTAAAGAAAAGAATTACATGTTTGTCATTGAAAAGCATGACTCCATTAGCCAAAGTTGAATTGAAGCGTCAGATTAAGAAGCTCCTTGCCGACAAGGACAGGGGCATCTCTATTCAACTCTTTGCTGACCTCTGTGGAATTCACTCGTCTCATCTTTTGGATGTCTTCAAGTACGAGAATGAACCCATGACAGAGATGGTTCAGATGAGGGTCAACAAAGCGTATCACGAATGGAAAACAGGGCGTGTGAGAGTAATGAAAAGACAAAACAACACAAGGTATGTGGACTACAGAAAGGAAGCGGTTAGTCCTATTATGCCGAGCACCAAGTTAACTTTTACTCACCAAGGCATCAAACTCAAGGTGGGTATGTCCAACCGTCACGACTACAGTGACACTGATTTCAACGAAAGAGGGTAACAAAATGGCAATTCTTAGAGACTACTACTGTGAAAACCACGGCATATTTGAAGCTTGGGAGGCAGAATGCCCCATGAAAATGTGCAAAGGCACAATCTCTGTGGTGCACCTAAAACCTGTTGGTATGAAGAGTGCTAGAACAAAAAAAGCAGATGAAAGCTTAAAAGGGCTTGCACAAGATTTCAAAATGACGGATATTAAGAGTACCCGTGAAGGCGAACACCAAAGTGGTTACTTGACTAGAAACAATGCTTTGTCCCAGAAAGAACTGGACTTTGCTAATGGAGCAATGGCTGAACAAGAGAGGCTTATGAAAGCCAAAAATGAACCACGACCAGGGGACGCAGCCATGTGGGGGAACGCAGGGAACATTAGCATAAAATCTGTTATGGGTGGACAATTCAAACCCGTGAGAGATGAACAGGTCAGTATTATGCCCAATCAAGCCTCGCCTACTGGTAAACTGAGTGGTCCAGTGGCAGGGAATGGGACTATGCGAGACCCTGATAATTTACAGGTGAAAACATGAGAATACCAGACAACGATGTAGACAGAGAAATATTCTATTTGGAGTTAATCCAAAAATGCCTTGTCTCTTGTGAGTCAAG